AGTAACGTTCCCAATCATCCCTATTATGGTTTGTTTTTGTATGGCACGACCCATGACAAACTGGTACGAAGAGAGGGGTTATATCCTCGGAACAACACGAATTTTTCTGGAAATTAACGTGGTGTACTGCAAGTCTTGTCTCTCCCTGTTGCCATACCCGATTGCATCCGGGCATCATGCATTGATATCCGAAGAACGCTCGAACCCGCTCTTTAAACTCATTATTGAACTTAGGACAGTAGGGTTCGTATGACGACCCGCCATTCCAATTAGGATTGTCCTCGCCAGTGTTTTTACCCAAATGGGATTCGGTCAGATTCTTACAGTGCTCTTTTGAGAAATGTTTACCCAACCAAGGTTTTCCCCTTCTCCCAGCCTCACTTAATTTTCTAATGATTTCTGGATTCTTCATTGCTTGTTTTGTGGCATCGCTTATTTTTTTACGGGTGGCCTCAGTATGGGTTTTTCCATAGTGCGGGGTGTCCTCACCTCGTTTACCTAACCAATATCCGGGGTTTCCTTTTAGTGCCTCACTCCTCTTACGGCGGGTCTCTTCAGATATCGGTGGCCTTAATTTTGCCGCTTCACTGCATTTCTTTCGATATTCCGGATCCTCCCATTGTTTTTTGACGGTGTCGCTTATGCGCTTTCGCCATTCTTCATACTTAACCGGGTCTTTCGGTGCTGTCATTACTTCTTCGCCTTCTGTCGTTCCCGGTTCCAGTAGGGCGATCTGCATTTCGGGCAGGTAAGCGGCTCCCGATCCGATCTCAAAGCCCATTCGTGCAGGCACCGTTTGCACGTTCTCACGACGACAGCCATACATATTAATATATGCGTTGTGTGTATATAGTGCTTCCGTCATGCTTTCCTCCTCATTTCACTGGTGATGTACGTGCCGAGTTCCCGGGCGAGCCGGGGGATATCCGCATCTTCCCGGATCACGAACGTGTTACCGGTGATGGTTACGCCCGTTCCGCCATTGCCGGACAACGGGGTTACAGTTGCGCCGGTTGGCAACGTCAGGATCTCCGGGCCGGCATCCCCCACCATGACATTCCCGGGGCTGGTGATCTCTCCCCCACGGGCTAGGCGGGGGATGGACTGGATATCAAATCCTGATGTAAGCCCTCCCAACGATGACACGGCATTAAACCCGTCGATCATTGAATTGAGGCCGTCGATCACATAGTTGATCGGCCACTTGATCGCATCCGCAATACCTGATACAATCCTGCCAATAGCCTCCGCTGCCCACTGGAACGGCTTAATCATGTTGGTGCCGATCTGGTCAAAGTTGCCCGATACAAGCGCGATGATGCCCGCTCCAAGCGATGCCAGCGGCGACGCGATGATCATCAAAACGTCTTGTGCCCACTGTGGAGCGATAGCCCCGAATAGTACACCGAGTTTTCCCATGAAATCAAGGAATCCAGTTTTGAGCAGTACCCAGACACCCGCAAGTCCGAGAGCGATACCCGCCGCAATCCCGGCGAATAGTGAACCTGATAGGACCGCGCCCGCCTCGGTAAGAATGGGGGTAAGCCATTTCCACGCAAGCCCGAATGACTTAACGAGGTCGGGAAGTTGTGCGAGTCCTACAACCAGCGGGCCGCCGATCGCCAGAACCGATGCCAAATCTGAAATGGGTTCTGCCTTCGTGCCTGCCTGCAAAGTGAGTTTTTCCAGTGCTGATGCAAGTCGATCGGTTGCGGAAATCGCTTTCTCGTTCGCGTCCGCATAGTCTTTCGCGGCCCCAGTGGAATCTGTCAGGATCTTCTGTTGTGCTGCCGCATAATCAGCGTCTGAAATACCCAATGAGGTTACAACATCGGCCTTTGACGGTGCGGGTTTCGCGGCCTCCTCTCTCAGTTTTTGCAGTTCTGCACGCTGTTCTGCGATCTGGGCGTTTGTGTCCTCAAACCGGTCTGCATATGATTCCTGCACCCGTGCAACCGCCTCAGAGGTATCCAGCGTGGTTGCCAGCTCTTTGTTATAATCTTCAGCGGCTTTAGTCGCCGATTCTTGCAGGTCTTCCCGGCGCTCTGCGTACTGCTTTTCGACCGCTGCAACCTCTTTTGTAGTATCTTGGATCTCTGCCAGCCGCTCGTTGTACTCTTCGGTACTTTCAGCGGCATCGTATGCAAGATCGGCCCGGCGTTCTGCATACCGCTCCTCTAAATCGGCAACTTTCTTGGCATTGCCGGACCAATCCAGCGGATTAAGCCGGGCCTCGTATTCGAGATCCGCCTTTTCCTTTGCATAATCGGCTTCGAGATCGGCAAGGGCTTTGGCTTCCCGCTTCTGCTCTTTGGCCCTGGATTTATCAAGCGCCGCAACGTCTTCTGTGGTGTCCTTTGCCTCATTAAGAGCGTCTTGATAATCCTTTTCAAGATCTATGAGATCTTTCTTTGCATCAGCCAGCCGCTCGTTGTATGCCAGTTCCAGCCGTGCAACTTCTTTGGATGTGTCGCCGGCATCTTCCAGCGCCCGGGCGTAATCACGTTCCAGCCGGGCTAACGACTTCTTGGAATCCGCTAACCGACTCTCCGCTGATATGACATTCTTCGCGGCATCCTCTGATTTCGTCAGCACCGAATTGTAATCCGATATCGCTGTCCGGAGTTTCCGTACTGCCACTGATGCCGGGATACCTGCGTTGGTCATTGCCAGTAGCAGTGCTTCGGTATCTTCAAGGGAAAATCCAAGACCGTTTAACGTGGTTCCGAGCGATCCGAGGACAGATGCCAGCTCCGAATAATCAATCAGGCTGTTGTTGACGAGGTACGCGATACTGTCCATGTGATCGCCAACTTCAGTCAACGGGATATCATAGGCATACATCGCGGGGATCATCGAATCCGCAACTTCTGCCGCTGATGCCCCTACTGCCTCAGCGAGCGTATCAAACTCTTTTGCAAGGGTCTGGATAGTTGCGGTACCAGTGACACCGGCCCGGCCTAACAGGCTGAATGTCGATACCACATCATCGAGCCGGAATCCCGCATCAGAAGTACTCAGCGCAAGATCCCGCATCTCTTCCGTAGTCGATCCAATGGTAAGAGCCGTTACGCCTAATTTGGCGTTCATCTCGGCGGCATACTTGGTAGTGGTGGCAATCGTCAGCGCCGCGCCCTCCATCGCCAGACCGATGGCTAGGCTGTACTGCTTTATGACCTGTTGGCCCCGGGAAAATGCCTTTTCGACTTTTGACAGTTCGATATCGGCTTGTCCGAGACCTTTGATCAGCCCGTCAATATCCGCCGTGATTGGGAACGCCAGACCCTTCGCAAACGCTTCAAGTCCCATCTACTTTTTCCCTCCTTTTGTTCGCCACGCTGCCGCCATGACGTTGTATATTTTTTGCGCTACACCGAGCCGGTCCTGTGGTGGTTGTGCTGCCTGAGATGGGCCGGAATTGAGCGATGGGAAGAAGTCGGACGCTTTGTAAGGCGTTGCCCGTTTCTTTTTATCGCGGTTGACATTGGCAATTACAGCCGCAATCGTTCCCGCTCTGAAGTTTTCCATTTTATCCTGCTCCTCTTTCCACTTGATCCGCTCCCGAATATACGGGACAAATTCGGCGGGTGTTGAATCCCAGAACTCCGCCGGGGTTAATCCACCAATGCCGTATGCGAGCCGCTGGTGCTCGGTGAGCATTTCTTCGATGGTTTGGTATCCGCCTTCACTGTGGGCAGTACTGCCTGTTCCGGGTTTCCCGTATCAATCCCCCGTGATAAGGATTCAAGCCAGACCCCGGCCTTCAGGATCTTGTCGCCCTCGCGGATGAACGCCACAAACCCTTTTTCCGTGATGAACTGCTCGCAGATATCACCGGCCTGATTCAGCGTGACGGATTGCGATCCATACGCATTGATGCAGGACCAGATCAGCGCCCGGTACGCGGGGAATGGCTGACTCTTCAGGTCTTCCAGCGTTGCGATCTTGTTGTACTCTGCAAATGCGTTGTAGCTGACCCGGAGGTTGTAGACCTTGCCGCCAACCTCAAAAACGTGATGGTTCCTGCCTTCGCTCATCAGTCACCTGCTTATGGATGGTTGCTCGGGCCGAAGTATACACGGAGCCAGTAGATCCGGGGCGTCTTGTTAAGTTCGGTGACGGTGATCGATACCATCGTTACGGCACCGGTGCCGGTGTTAAGCGTGATTGCGCTGGATGCCGCCCCGGACACAACAATCGTATCATTGACGCGGATCGTGCCGGCGGTTGCGGTCGGGGTGATGAGAATCGAGGTGTCATCAGCGTACGCCTCCACTGCATACTCATAGACCGCCGCTGCCGCTGCCGGAACTGGGGTGAGTGCATTAGCGGGGCTGTCCTGATCGGTAATCGTGAAGAATGTGCTTGTCAGACCAGCGCCGAGCGTGGTGATCGGGGCCATCTTGTTGTTGACCGTGGTTGCCAGTTCGATGTGTGC